TGAACGCGGACGGAATGCTGGCGGCCACGACGATTGTTGTCATGTCCATTGGTTCCTACCTCCCTCCTGCATTTAATTTGCTGCAGCTTCTGCATGGCTGCTGGCCTGCCGGGATAAAATAAGCCACGCACTCGCCGCAGGTACCGAAGTGCCGACAGCTTTCCGTGCATGGCTCGTATGCCCTTCTGCAGGTGTTATCTGGATTCCGGTGCAGACACTGGAACCTCTGGCTCTTTCTTTGAGGCGATGATCTCCTGCATTTCT